GGCGTACATCGTGAGCACTACTTCGACCGATTGAAGGCCCTTGACGAACACATGGCCTGCATCTCCAAAGCTGGTGCTTTCCAATGCGTCAAAACCCACTGTGATTGCCGCTGCAGAAGTTAGCGAGGTTACATCAACCTTCGCCCCGCCAGTGGTTGGCGCCAGGTTTACTGTTGGATTCGTGAGGTATGTAGTTGAGCTGGTAGCCATGTTTTAACTCCTAGGTATTAGGTGAGTCGGGGCACCTGTGCTGTGTAGATTATTGCAGATTTTAACGGTCTTTGTGTGCATCACAGATTCTGTGCTTGCATTCTGATACTGAGGTCATAGGCGGGGAACTCTTGGCCACCGATTGAAGCCAGAGCTGGGGTGCCGCTATTTACGCCTACATTCTTGCCAAGCAATGAAGCCGATATAGCAAGCAAGGGGCGCAAAGTGTCTAGGTTGCCCGGGCCTATGCCAATAATGCGCACTGGGAAGGTCACGGTAACTATGTGGTCATTAAGCGCCTCAAAAGATGGGGCATCAATAAAGCAGCAATTACTATTTAGGTTCCTGGGGTCTGTTACAACCCTCAACCCTGTGATGGTTGCCAGCGTGGTTGCCAGGTCATCTATGGCCTCGTTAAAAAGGTCTGTGTAAGCCATTAGGCAACCTGGGGGCGGTCAATGCCTAGAAGTTGCTTCACCATTGGCGTAAATGCGTTTGTGGTGATGGCTTGGCCCATCTGGTCAAAGCTTGCGAATTGGTCAATGCTTCCGCGCTGTCTGTAATACGCCCCGGCAAGCATGATGGTGCCGAGGGTGCAATCTCCTGAGGGAGAAGTAGCGAGCGCGTCAAAGTAGCCCGCTTCCTGCCTGCGCCGATAGGCAACCTGATTACCAGCACTTACGCACTGAGCTAAGAAAGTGCTCTCATCGGCCGTAGGGCTCGTAAGACCGAGCCATAACTGCACTTGCGCACTGGTGACCCATGTACAAGTTTGCGTGTAGGTCAAAGTCCCTGGCGGGATTGCAGCGCCACGCTCTAAGTCTGCGTCAGCGTCATAAAACATAACCTGGTTAGGAATCGGCACATTCGCATTAAGTTGAATGTCGCCTTCAGTGTCTACGCCAATGAACTCATAAAGAGGCAAAGCATAAACAGTGTGGGCACCGTTTAGGCCGTGACCTACTCCGGCAAGGGTTATCGATTCACCAATGGCAATGTCGGTTGCCTCGAGTGTTTGAACTACAGCGTAGTTATCTAAACGCTGGTGAAAAATGACGCTATAAACAGCCATGATGGCTATCGCCTTTCGGGTTAGGCGACTGCGATTTTTTGTACTTGGTTAGCGTCAGCAACAAAAAGGCTTGCATAGCCGTGATAACTCATGACCTTGCCCAATGTAGATGGTTCGTCACGAGTCATAAGGCCTCGAATTTCCTCATAAAATTCGATAGCAGCGCCTCGAGCTACAACCATTGTGCCAGCAGCAAAGTTGCGGTCAGCTACGAGATTCAAGCCAAATGGGTTGAAAGTGTTAGCAACTGTGACATCGGCAGAGCCCATACCGTTTACGCCCATGAGACCAGCTGCGCCAACATATGGGAACACTGGGCGCTTATCGCCGTCAAGCTGTGCGCCCAATGCTTGCCATACTCCTGGTGCCACGAAAATGTGGTCTGGGAGGAAGTTAGTAGCCAGCAAAATGTTGTATGCGCTTGTATAAATTGCGCTGATAAGGGTTGAAGGGTCGTTAGCGGTCACTGTCCATGTTGCGCCTGATGCGGCTGCACCGGCGACAAGTCCGTCAGCAGCCAGGTTGTCGCTGGCCTGCATGTACTGGCCCATCAAGTCATTGATGATGATGTCCATCGCACCAGGTGACGAAAAGTCAACATCCTGAATTGAGAGGGTCACCTGCCCGGCTAGGGTGCTTTTGCTCACCACATTTGAGGCAATAACTGGGGTAGTAGCGGAAACGCCACCGAGCTCAGAACCTTGAGCCGACACGCTGGTGTGAGTTGTCCAAGTTGGGCGAATAAAGGTTTTCTGTGTTCCGCCGTCTGGGTATGCGCGAGCGCCAATGGCTGCAACAACGGGGCGGATTGCCTGGTTAAGGTTCGCGAACACAGGCCCGAGCACTGGCACAGGCAAGAGGCCTGGCGTGTCAGTGGTGAGGACATCACCTGCTGCAGCTTCAAATGCTGACTGCTTCGAGCGCACATATTCGCGTGCAGCTGCGGAAACATTCTCAAAGGTCTGTCCGCCAATGTGCATTGCTGCAAGGTATTCGCCTGGTGTTGGCAAAGCGAATTGGCGCTTAGGCTGCGCAAAAACTGAAGATGCTTCGATTACTTCTGGTGCTGGTGATTCTGACACTGGGTTCTCCTGTGGCTCTGTAGGTTCGGAAATGTCGGCTTCCTCTTCTGTATTATTGCTGATTTCCTCATCTGATGTTGGGATACTAGCAAAAACTTTTTCAATGGTGGCGCCTGCAAATGCTGGCTGGGGCACAAGACTGAGCTCTAACCAGTCGGCCGCCTCAACAATCATGACGCCATCTTCGTTGAAAGTAAATTTTGTGGGGTTTACGCCTACGGACACTGAGTCAAGTACGCCATCGGCCGCTAAGACTAGGGCTTCATCTCCCAGGGCCGTAGTCGAAACTTTGGCGGTGAAGTACATAGCTTCTTCGTCATCTGTGCGCTCGGTCAAAATGCCGATGGCCTGCGTGGATTCATGGTTCATGTAAAGCTTTGGTGCTTTGCCTTCTGTTGGCAATGCGCCTGGCAGGAAGGAAACAACCTGCCCACCTGAAACAGTGGCTTCAGTGTTATATGGCAAGGCGATACCGGTAATTGTGCGCTGTGGGGTGCCGTCTTGCGCTGCGTCTATTGAGAATGTTGAGCTGGTAAAGCGAATCATGCGAGTTGCTCCTGTGTGTTTTCTTCTGGTTCATTGTCGGGCATTTTGTCGGCTACATAGTTTTCTTCTAGATAACTATCTGTATCAAACTTTACATATGTGCCACGAGGTAGAACATTGTTCATTGACAAAGTGCTTGCAATGCAATCGGCGTAAGGCTTGACACCAAAAATGTAGAGGTCTGCGCGTGATTGCTCAGATGAGGTGTAGGCATAGGCGCCAGTTGCAACCCCGACTAAGTAAGGCGGCACCCCGCACAATCTTGAGAGTTCAAGACTGCTGTGCTGGGCCGATTCAATCATAAGCATCTTGTCAGGCGTGGCGCTGGTGGCCTCATACTTTAAAAACTCATTAAGAACGGCAGTTTGGTTAGTTAAGCGGGCCTTTTCAAAGGCGGCGCCAATGTCTGAAAGTTCCTGGGCGCTTAGAGGCTCGCCACCTACCTGGGAAAGGACACCAGAAGGCAGAGAGCTTCGAGCCATGTTGTACCTGGATGCTTCAACCTTTAACGCTGTAGCGATTGTCTGCTCTGAGCTGTAAATGATGCCCTGTATGGGGCTCAGAAACTGTACGACATTGCGATAATCCAGCTCATTTCCGGCAAAACTTATGGCCTTGGATGGCTGGTAAAACACTGGGCCTTGCTCATCGGCTGTGTGAATTGAGCCCATCGGCAACAGTTGAAACTTGCTAGGAAAGCCATCTTGTGTGCGTTCCGTGATGTACCACATAGCTCTTCCGTAGAACAGAAGTGAGTCGAGTGTCCAAGCCATGATGTGGTTGTAAGTAACAGCTGGGTCTGGTTGGCGTAGCCAGGAGCGTGGCGCTAATGGAATTTCTTCCATTTCGCCGGTGGCATCGTTGTACATTTCGCCATACATTTTTAATGGCATACAGGCAATAACTGAGGCCAGCAAATCACGGCTTCTAGACACTGTTGCCAAGGTCATGGCCCTGTCACGCGCTACGCCAGATTGGTAGTTATACAGATTTTTTAAAGGGTTTGTGCTGTTCCCTGTTGGCGCGTATCCAACTGCAGCCTGCACTTGTGGTGTAGAGATTGCCGCTTTAGTTACCCGATTGAATAGAGCCATAGCGTGATTATGCCACATTTCTTGTGTAGGGGTGGTCATGCCCTGCCAGAGTCCCGACAGAACTAGCAGAGCACGACCAGTAAAAGTTTAGCGATTAACTACAACCAGCATTGGCTTTCCGCCTTGTTTTGGTCTTGACGCTAAAGCAGCAGCCCAGATGGTGCAGCGCGCTAATTCGATTGGCCCGGGGCTGCGCTTTGAGCTGAGCGCTAACGCATTTTGCTGGGAAATTGCTACTGCCCTGTTCATGTGTTCAGCCAAATTGGCTTGCCCCATGTGGACTATTCGGCCGTCATTAATCATGCCTTTAATCAGACTTGTGTACTTGAGTAGCTCGCCATAGCCGACAACCTTTGACCTGCGGGCCAGCGCAATCGGCACATGGTGCTCGAGTGTGGGAGTTACTGCAAGCATGACCTGGGGATTTTCACAAGACTTAAGCAAGGCCTCCTGCATCTCAGCCAGTGACTGCACTACGAATTCAACCTTGACATGGGCTACCCCGACATCATCTACAGCGGCGCGAACGGCCACATAGCGGGAGCCGTCAAGGCTCGAATCTACGGCAATCCAGCCACCCTCTGGGCCTTCAATGTCAGATAGGCAGGCATCCCACTGGCCAGGCTGAAGCCAGCAAGCGTCAGCATTGACAAACTGGTTAAGGGAGCCACGCAGGAAGGATGAGCGGTCTGGGTGGTCAGCGTCTAGCAGAAGGCTTTCAAGCTCGAGTGTGTGACCTAGTGCGGGGTTAGCCCAGCCCCACCATTTAGTTTCCATGACATCTACCCCAGGTGGCGGGCTCCACTCAGCAAAGTAAAACGAGCCTTGGCGTTTTTCATCTATGAGCTGTAGGCCTTGTTCTCGATAGCGCAGCATGGCTATTGAAGCCTCAGTGCCAGCGGTGCTAGTCATCATCATGATTGGTGAGCCCCCAGCAGTGCGCACATTGCGCGCTTTCATTGTGGGCCTCAAAGAATGGGCAAGAACATTGTCATCAACTGCGTAAATTTCGTCTACCCAAATGAGGTCACAAGATAAACCCATACCGGCAGAAGGCGTGGCCGCCTTTACTAGCCAGCGGGAGCCGTCAGGCATCTCGCAACTGTTACGGCCATACGCCCGCTTGAGAGTAGCGCCAAAATACTCAGCCAAAATAGGAGCCACAATTTCAAACTGGCGCACAGCAAGTGTGAGCTCATGCGCTGAATTAACTACGGTCTGAGGCTTGCCCCGCATCTTGGCAATAGAAGTCATCCAAGCCCCAAGCACAGCCTGGCCAAGTACCGTTTTTCCACACTGACGCGCCACAGAAATTAGACCGGCACGATTCACCAGGTCACCAGTCTCAGGGTCTGCCTCAAATAATCCGTCAAGCGCGTAGAGCTGCCAATCCATGAGCTCAACCTGCATGTACTTAGAAGCAAACTCTTTAACTAAATCGGCGTAGACAGAATTCCCTTTTCTAATCGTTTCTAATCGGGGCTGAGTCCTGCCGATTCTCGAGTAGTCCTGCTGGTTCTCGCCAGTTCCCGCCAGTTCCGCTTTCGGGGATACAGACTGCAAATGCTTGCTCGGGGTGATTACTTCGCCTAAAAAAATCGGATTT